ATAGAAAATATATAAAAGATGATTTAAATTCTTTGGTTAAAATTTTAAAAATACCAATGCCAAAAAGTAAAAAACATCAGGTTATCCATTTTAATTCTAATATTTTTAGAGAAATATTTAAAAGATACTCATTTGATATAATATGGAATAATGTAGTTGAACAAGGACACCATTTAAGATATTTTCAAGATACTATAGTGGATGATTTTAGACCAAAGGTTTTTAATTATCACCATTATGTAATTCATAGAAGTTTAGAAAAGGTTACAAGCTATTTACCTTGTATTCATATTTTATATGATCAAATAGTTGGTAGTTTAGGTGCTGATTTAAATTTTTTCCATACTCAATATTGTTTTGATATGTTATTGGAAGAAGCTAATGACATTTTAAAAGAAAATAAAATAAATTTATTAAAACAAAAAAGTGTTATAAGTCTTGGTGGTTATGTTAATCAAATTAAAAGTATAAAAAAATATGAAAAATTTACTTTTATATATAATCATAGATTAGATGGCTATAAAAATTGGCAAATTACTTTTAATCAATTTGACCAATTATGGGATGAAGGATTAGATTTTCAAGTTATATTAACAGCAGGAGATAAAGACAATATTAATACTATAAATAAAAAACCATATTGTATTGTAAAATCCTTTACTAAACATAGTGATTATTTAAAGGAATTAGCTAAATGCCATAGTAACACAATTAATAGTAGGCACGAAACATATTGTATAAGCATAGCAGAAAGTATAATGAATGACCAAATAACCATATTACCTAATAGGTGTACTTTTCCTGAATTAGTTGGTAAAGATTACCCTTATCTATTTAATACAGTAGATGATCAATTAGAAATGCTTAGAAAGGTTATTAAAAACAATATTAAAACTTTTGATTATGATACTAAACACAAATTAACTTTAGATAATCATATTAGAACTATTCATTATTTATTTAAAAAATTAGGAACACCTACAAAAACTAAAATATTTGATAGCATAAAAAAACAAAAAAGTAAAAACGAAATAAAAAAATACTTATCTAAACATAGTGAAGTTAGTTTGCATAATTTTAAAAATTTTGTATTTAAATTAGGTTATGCTTCACAAAGTTTTCCAAATGCTAAATTAAAAATGATATTAAATGAACTAAATTATGATTATAATATAAATTTAGATAAATTTCAAAAAATGAATTATGAGTAAAACCGACAAAATCCGACATACTAAGAATAATTTAATTGCAGCCTTAGAAAAATCAATGGGAGTAGTAACTACTGCCTGTAAAAATGTAGGAATACACCGATCAACCTTTTATGATTATTATAATAATGACGAAAAATTTAAAAAGGAAATAAATGATATTGGTAACGTAGCACTTGATTTTGCAGAAGGTAAAATGTTTGAACAAATACAAAATGGTAATACACAATTAATTAAATTTTATTTAGCGACTAAAGGTAAAAAAAGAGGTTATGTTGAAAGGCAAGAAATAACTGGAGCAGAAGGTATGCCAAATCATTTTCAAATAGAAATAATTGATAAAACAGATCCAAACTAATATAGTTTATAAGCATTTAGTCAATAACAATAAAAAAATAGTAGTTGAACAGGGTGGAACTAGATCAGGTAAAACCTACAATATACTTTTATTTATAATATTTCATTATTGCGCTCATAATACTAAAAAAATAATTACAATTTGTCGTAAAACCTTTCCAAGTTTAAGGGCAACAGTAATGAGAGATTTTATAGAAATATTAAATTCTCAAGAAATATATAGAGATGAATTCCATAACAAATCAAATAGTGAATATCATTTATTTGGTAATTTGGTTGAATTTACTTCTCTAGATCAATCACAAAAAATTAGAGGTCGTAAACGGGATTTATTATTTATAAATGAAGGTAATGAATTGTATTGGGAAGATTGGCAGCAACTTATTTTTAGGACACAGGAAAAAATAATAATTGATTTTAATCCCTCAGATGAATATCATTGGATTTATGATAATGTTATAACCAGAGAAGATTGTGCCTTTTTCAAAACAACTTATTTAGATAATCCTTTTTTAGAAGATGTTATTAAAGAAGAAATTGAAAGGTTAAAAGAAACAGATGACCAATATTGGCAAATTTATGGGTTAGGTGAACGAGCAACAAGCATATCAACTATATTTAAATATGTTGAAACAAAACAAATACCATTTGATGCTAACTTAATAGCTTATGGAATGGATTTTGGTTACTCAAATGATCCAACCACATTGGTTGCTGTTTATACACTTGATCATAATTTATATATAAAAGAACATTTATATAGAACCAAAATGACTACAAATGATATTCATATTTTTTTAAAAGAACAAAATTTATTAAGTAATCCTATTTATGCTGATTCAGCAGAACCAAGATTAATTGCTGAACTAAGGAGAATGGGACATAATATATTTCCAAGTTTAAAAGGTAAAGATTCTGTTAATGCAGGGATAGACCTATTAAGAAGATATAAAATACATATTACTACTGATTCATCTAATGCTATACAAGAATTTAGAAATTATAAATGGAAAGAAGATAGATCAGGAAAACTTATTAATGTTCCAGAAGATAAACATAACCATATTATTGATCCTTGTAGATATGCAACCTATTCTTTATTATCAAGACCTAACTTTGGTAAGTATGCTATACAATAAAGTTGCCTATTTAATATATATTTTGTATATTTAATTATATTAATAATTAAAACAAACAAAATGACAAAAAAAAGACAATACAAAGTAGCAAAATCAACACTTAACAAATCAGGAAATACTTTGTTACAATTACGAGAGCAAACATCTTTTGGATATGCAACATACTTTTTATTTCAACATCAATTAGAAAAAAAGATGATAGAAAAAAACTTTGAGATTATTAACTAATAATAATGGGGGTGTAAAAACCCCCTTTTTTATATGACATTATTAAAAAAATTTAATCAATTAAAAACCTTAAAAGAAAAAAGGTTATTTGCTTTAAAATTAGCAAAAACAGATTACGATATTGAGATGTTGAATTATGAAAAATTATCTTTCTTTTCAATACATATTTTATTTTACAAATATATTGGTAAAAAATACATAATAAAAAGACAATATAAACCAAAACATAATTCACAAAGAAACTTTTAGTTGTCCATTTGATATATATTTTGTATATTTGATTATATAATAAAAAAACATAAATATGGAAAACAAACCTGAAATTTACCAAAATGCAAAATTAATTGGCAAAGCTATTGGTAATTTAAAATCACTAATTAGTTATGCCGATCTTCCTGAATATCAAAAAGAATGGTTAAAAGAAGCTTTAAGATGTGTTGAGCAAGTAGATTATATTAACTTAAAAAATAGGTTTTAATTATGAGCAAATTAATAGATGATTTAAAAGCTGAAATAGTTTTACTTGAAAACAAATTAGAAATGGCTAAAAACCACCATTATGTCCACGAATCTCATTCATTACATTGTCAAGATGGTGAACTTTATATTTACCACAATGGAATAAATGATGAAGAAAGATGTGTTGTAATTAATGTAGAACAGCTTTTAAAAGACTTACCTTTTATAATAGATCAAACAATAAAAGAAAATAAAAAAATGCAAGAAATGTATTTAAATAACCTAAAAGACTCAATTAAAAAATTATGAAACCAATGAGAAAATTTGGTGCTTTATTAAAAGCATTATTAAATCCACAAAAATCAGGTATTTTTTGGGTTAAAGTACCTCAAACATTTAAAAATAAAGAAGATAAAAGTAATTTTATATATTCAACAATAGAATTACTAAATATTAAAATTAAAATAGATGATAACCAAAATACAAAACACTAAAGATTTAGCATATTATAATAATGCAATTCTTTTATCAGAATTAATTAATAAAGAAGTAGCTGATTCAGATAATAAAAATTTAGTAACAATACAAGAATGTATAATTGATATTTTATTTTACACTAATAATTTACAAACTCATATTGCTAACTGCAAATTAGCTAATAGTAAATATAGAGAACAAAGAAACAATGCTTTATTAGAAATAAATGAATTAACAGAAGAAATAGAATATATAGAAAACAATCAGATATAGTTGTGGGTATTGTATATATTTTGTATATTTGATTATATTAATAATTAAGTTAATATGCAAAACAAACAAAATGAAACAAACAATTAACAAAGTAAATTTACAGACAAGACAAAGCAATGTTAATCTTGCTAAACAAATTGCAAATTATTTAAATTTAGATTATACTGTTTTAAACAAAAGTGTAATTATAAATTATACTAGCGATAAATTTGCAAATATTATTTTAAACAATAACTGGGATAATAAAATTAATTTTAATTTAAAAAATTTAAAATAAACAAAATGAACTTACAACAATTAAAAAGCAAACATTTAAAAGAATTACAACTTTTAGAAAAAGGTACTAAACTTTTAAAGGGCAAAGCTTTAAGAGAATTATGGAGAAGTATAGATAAATTACAACATCAACATAATTTAAAAGAAACGCAATGGATTAATAATGATATGAAAAAATTTAATCAAAAATTAGAACAATTTAAAACTTTTATGTAATGATCAAAAAATTCTTAAAACAAAACCCAAATAATTGGATGTGGTTAATTTGCTTTTATGCTTTAGCTTTATTAATAACTATAATTTTAACTATAAAAATATAAATTAATGAAGCAAATAAATAATATAATAACATTAGAATGCGATAATTTTGAATTAGAAGTTAAATATGAATTTCGTAAAGGTAATGCAGGTAATTATTATAATCCACCAGAAGAAGATGAAATTAATATTAAAAGAATTTATATAGAACAATATACCACTGAAGAAGGTGACATTATTAATATAAATAAAAGACTTTTTCCAATATCAGGACATAAAGTGCCTTCAGCTTGGGAAGAAATAATAATGCAAGAAATATCTTATAATGTAGAAAATTTTACATAATTATAATAAATCCGTTTGTTTGTTTAAATTAGTGCTTAGAAATAGGCACTTTTTTTGTGCAGTAAAATCACCAATTAAATACGTTATATAATTATGGAAGTAAAGCTTACAATACCTGACCACTTAAATGAAATCACTTTAAAGCAATATAAAGAATTTCTAAAAATTAATGAAACAAGTGAAGATGTTAATTTTATACAGGCTAAAATGATGGAGATTTTTTGTAACATTTCCAATAAAATGGCTACTGAAATGAGATATAAAGATGTAGAAGATATTACAGGAACTTTAAATTCAATGTTTTTAGAAAAACCTAAATTGGTTACAAGGTTTAAAATAAACAAAAAAGAATATGGTTTTATACCAAATTTAGATGATATGACTTTAGGTGAATATATAGATTTAGATACATATTCAGGTAATTATGATAATATAGAGGTTGCTATGAATGTTTTATATAGACCTATCACTAATAAATTAGGAGGTAAATATGACATTGCTAAATACAATCCTGAAACAAAAGATAATATGTTAAAAATGCCAATGGATGCGGTTATAAGTTCTTTGTTTTTTTTTCTGAATTTAGGACTGGAATTGTCAGCAATTACCCTGAACTCTTTGGAGAACAAACAACCAACACACTCGGACCAACTGAAGGATTTGCAGCAAAATATGGATGGTATCAATCACTTTTTGCCTTATCTAAAGGAAACATTGAACGAATTGAAAATATCACTAAATTAAAATTTCATCAATGTTTTTATATGTTGGCATTTATGAAAGACAAAACAGAGTTAGAAAACAAACAAATAAAAAAACAATTTAAATGAGCCAACAAGGAACAAGGGCATTTTATCAAGCTACCGAAACAATTAAATCTCAATTATTAGCAGATATAAATGTAAACAGCGTTACAACTGGAGATATAGCGGATGTAGATTTACAAAAACAAACCATATTTCCTTTATCACATATTATAGTTAACAATGTAGTACAAGAAGATGGTGTTTTAAGATTTAATATTTCAGTATTAGCAATGGATATAGTTCATCAATCTAAGGAAATAACTGTTGATCAATTTGAAGGAAATAACGATTTACAAGATATTTTAAACACTCAATTAGCAGTAGTAAATAAATTAACACAAATATTAAGAAAAGGAACTTTACATTTTGACAAATACCAATTAGATGGTAATCCTAACATAGAGCCATTTTATGATAGATTTGATAATGAATTAGCAGGGTGGACAATTACAATGGATATTTTAATTTATAACGATATAAGTATTTGCTAATGGATTTTAATGAATTAAATAAAGCGTTTAAAATTTTTGGTGATTATATGGTTGCTGAATCACAAAAAAATCTTAAAGAAAAAGGCAAAGGTGGTGGACCATTATACAATTCACTTAGCTATAAAATAAAAGATGAAAAAACTAAAGTAATATTAGATTTTTTTATGGAGGATTATGGGTTATTCCAAGATCAAGGTGTCAAAGGAAAAGACCCTAAAAAAGTTAGTTCTAATGCTCAATTAACTGGACAACAAGCACCTAATTCACCCTATAAATTTGGTTCAGGTAGTGCAAAAGGTACTTGGAAAGATTTTGTGAGAGGTATATCATCTTGGGCACAAATTAAAAATATTAGATTAAGACAATACACATATAAAAACGGAATAAAAAAATCAACAGGAAAATTCGCAAAAGGAAATTATGAGACAATTGGTCAAGTAATAGCACGAAATATTTATAATAGAGGATTAAAACCATCCTTTTTTTATACTAAACCTTATAATAAAGCATTTGATAATTTACCACAAGAATTATTCGAGGCTTATGCATTAGAATTTGAAAAAGGAATAAAAATAAAAAACAATGGCAACAAGATTAATTAGAAGTCCTCAATATATTTCTGCAATTTCAGGAACATCTGGAACAGCATCAGTAAAACTTACGATTTCTATCGAAGGTACAATACAATATACTTTAATAAAAGATGCAGAACAAGGGGTAACTGCTTTGTTTGAGTGGGGTGAATTAGCAAGAGATTATTTAGACATAACTTGGAATGGTACTGATTATAGTACTTTACCAGCTTTTGATATTATATTAGTTTTAAATTTTTGGGATGCACCAAATGCAGAAGGAAATCAATTAGGAGGAAACAGTTCACAAACTCATTTTGGTTTAGATGGATATGGTACTTTTTATGAAG